AATTGTACTTGGATATTTAAATGAGAACCTTTCCGTTCCTGTCTATATGGAACGCCAAAAAGTAGAAGTAACTCCGTTTGTTATCCTGGAAAAGACCGGGAGTGGACGGAGCAATTATGTTAATAAATCAACCTTTGCGATTCAGTCATACGCAGACACCATGTATGAGGCAGCAGAACTGAACGAAGAGGTTAAGGATGTTATGGATGATTTAATCGAGTTGGATGAGATTGTCCGTAGCGAAATAAACACAGATTACAATTACACGGACGATAAGAATTATCGGTACCAAGCCGTGTATGACGTAACACATTATTAAGGAGGAAGAAAAGATGGGAGCATCTAATGTTACAGCAGGAAAGCCGAAAACCTCAGGAGCAATCTTTTGGGCTCCATATAGTTCGACTTTAGACCTTCCGGAAACAACCACAGAATCACTTGCATCAGCATTTAAGAACCTTGGATATGCTTCTGATGATGGTCTAACCAATTCAAACAGCCCAGAGAACGAAGATATCAAGGCATGGGGCGGAGATACAGTATTATCTGTTCAGAAGTCCAAAGATGATACCTTTAAGCTTACATTAATTGAGATTTTAGATATCAATGTCATGAAAGCTGTTTATGGCTCTGACAACGTATCACAGGACTCAACCACAAATCAGATTACCATCACAGCCAATTCTGATGATGCAGAATATGGTTCATGGGTAATCGACATGATCTTGAAAGGTGGAGTCGCAAAAAGAATCGTTATCCCAGATGCAAAGATTACAGAAGTAGGAGATATCGTTTATAGCGACAGTGATGCCGTTGGATATGAAATCACACTTACTTGTGTACCTGACGCATCCGGCAACACTCATTACGAATATATTTTGTAGGAGATAAATTATGATAGAAGGAAAAACTCAATCTGGATTTGCTTTTAAGTTAAATGACGATAAATTGGATGATATGGAAGTGTTAGAGTATATCGCATCCGTTGATGACGATATGACTCAACTTCCTAAACTTATAGAAGTATTATTAGGAAAAACACAGAAAAAGAAATTGTATGACTTTGTAAGAAAGCAGGACGGAAAAGTAAGTATTTCAACTACTTATAAAATCGTAATGGAAATCTTTACAGAGGCAGGACAGAATAAAGAGACAAAAAAAGACTAGTCCTTGCTGATGTGCTTGGCAGATGCAAGGATGAATTGATTTGTGATATGGCAGAGACCTATCACATATTTGACTATAAGAGCGTACCTGTTCCGTTATTGGCAACATTGGTAAGTGGTTTAAGAGAAGATTCTAGAGTTAAGAGCAGACTATCAGGTCTGCCTATCTCTATGAATCTATTTTTTATGTCTGCAATCTATGACAAATTGGCATGGTTACAATGGGCGAAAACGGAAGATGGTAGCAAAGGACGGAATATGCCGGAGAGCATTACCGCAAAACTAATGAATTTAGACACCAAGCAAGATAGCCAATATGAAACCTTTGAAACAGGAGAAGATTTCTTAAAGGCTTGGAAACAGATTATAGGAGAAAAACAAGATGGCTAGTGAAATTGGAAAAGCATACGTCCAAATCATTCCGTCTGCACAAGGTATTAAGGGCTCTATTAGCCAAGCATTGAATGGCTCTGGAGAGGCAGAGAGTGCAGGAAAGTCCTTTGGTGGTAATTTAATCGGAGCAATCAAAGGTGTTGTTGCGGTGGCTGCAATCGGAAAGTTTATTGCTGATTCTGTCAAACAAGGCGCAGAACTCGAACAGTCGTTAGGTGGTGTGGAAACACTATTTAAGGATAGCGCAGATAAGATAAAAAAGAACGCATCACAGGCCTATAAAACAGCCGGAGTTGATGCAAACACCTATATGCAGACAGTAACTTCTTATGCTGCAGGATTAGTCACTTCTTGCGCAGGAGATACAAGTAAGGCTGCAGATGTAGCAGATTTAGCTATGACAGATATGTCAGACAATGCGAATAAGATGGGAACCTCAATGGAATCCATTCAGAATGCATATAACGGATTTGCAAAGCAGAACTACACAATGCTCGACAACTTAAAGCTCGGCTATGGTGGTACGAAAACCGAAATGGAACGACTTCTTGCTGATGCACAGAAGATTACAGGTGTTAAATACGATATCAATAATCTTTCGGATGTATATCAAGCAATTCACGTTATTCAGGGCGAATTAGGAATCACAGGAACAACCGCAAAAGAGGCAGCCACCACAGTAAGTGGTTCATTTGGAATGTTAAAAGCATCCTTTACAGACTTAATGGGTAATTTAGCTTTAGGTCAGAATGTAGGCAAGTCATTAACTAACGTTGTGACCTCTTTAGTGACCTTCCTAGGTAATTTAATTCCTATGGTAGTGAATGTTATAGTTTCAATACCAAAAGCCATTATAGACGCAATTCCGAGCATCATACCGGCATTGCAACAGACGGGGCAAGCAATTCTACAAAACATAACCGGTGGCGTTTCAATGTCCATTCCAGAGTTTTTAGAATCTGCCGTTGATATGATAGCGAGTTTCGCTAACACCTTATTGGAGAACGTTCCAACGGTAATAAACGCCATTGGAACAATGCTATCCAACATGATCGCATTCATTATGCAGAATCTACCGTCAATTGTAAGCGCAGGAGTGACTTTAATTGGTAAACTCGCAAGTGGTATCATTCAGAACTTACCCGCTATTGTAGGGGCTATTGCTCAAATGTTTGTAAAGATTGTATCTACAATCGGACAAAACCTACCTACAATGCTTTCAAAAGGTGGGGAACTCATTGGAAAGATTGTCGCAGGTATTATCCGAGCAATCCCACAGATCATCTCTGCTATGCCTAAAGTAATATCAGCTGTAAAAGATGCAATTACCTCTGTTAATTGGAAGGAATTAGGCTTGAATATCATTAAAGGTTTAGTTAATGGTATTAAGTCTGCTGCTAGTCAGATTTGGAGTGCTATGAAAGACATAGCAACACAGGCATTGAAGGCCGCCAAAGATGCACTAGGTATTCATTCTCCATCAAGGGTAATGGCTAACGAGGTTGGTAAGTTTATCCCAGAAGGTATCGCAACAGGTATTGAAAATCAAATTGGTTCTATCACAGATGCTATGGCAACAGCCACAAATGCCACTACAAGAGCATTTAACCCAAGTCTCGGAGAAAGTGCTACTACTAACGTAGGCGGAATCACAATGAATATCTACGGAGCAGAAGGACAGAATGTAAATGAGTTAGCAGACATCATAGAAAGCCGACTCAATAACTCTATCACGAGAAGAGAGGCGGTGTTCGCTTAAATGAAAAATCATTATTTTAACTTTAATGGAACAGATTCCACGGAATTTAAGGTTGGAATATACGGAACAGGGGTATTCAATGCCCCTAAACGTTCCGTTGATACAGTAAAGGTACCTGGAAGGAATGGTGCTCTTACGATTGACAATGGATACTATGAGAATATTTCCGTTACTTACCCTTGTTACATTGTTGAGGATTTCCAAGAGAATATAGATGCCTTGAGAGCGTTTTTAATGGCGAATCACGGCTATAAAAGGCTAGAAGATAGTATTCACCCTAATGAGTACAGAATCGGACGATTATCGAAGGAAATAGACGTTGATGTGAAGGGTGTAGCAAAAGCGGGAGAGTTTGATTTGGTTTTTGATTGTAAGCCACAACGATTTTTAAAGAGTGGCGAGGCTACAACCTCAATTACGACATCAGGAACAATATTCAACCCTACGAGGTTCAATGCTAAACCATTGATACGAGTACACGGTACAGGAACATTAACGATAGGAGATTACTCCATCACAATTGATTCTGCACTTACTCAATCGTATGTGGATTTAGATTGTGAGTTAATGGATGCTTACTACGGCTCAATTAACTTAAATAATTATGTTTCGGGAGACTTCCCAGAGTTGGTCCCTGGAGCAAATGAGATTACTTATGATGGTACGATTGATATAACACCGAATTGGTGGACTTTATAAAGGAGAAAATATGGTACCTATTCTATTTTCTGAAGATTCAACAACATTTACTACCAAAGGCCTTGGTGCCTTATCTGATGTAGCAAGTTGTATCTGCACGGAAGAGCGAAATGGGGCTTTTGAGTTAGAGATGGAATATCCGGTAGACGGAATCCATTTTGAGAGTATTGGTTATTCAAAGATTATTTACACCAAAGCAAACCAAGACCAAGGGCCACAGGCATTCCGTATCTATAAAATATCAAAGCCCCTTAATGGACTTGTCACTATAAATGCAGAGCACGTTAGCTATCAGCTCTCTTACATCCCTAGTGGTGGATTTGAGGCTAATAGTTGCGCAAATGCTCTTGCAGGACTAAAGAATAATGCCTATGAGAGTTGTCCTTTTACTTTTTCCACGGACAACACTACTTCCGGCACTTATTCCCAAAGCCTTCCACGATCTATCCGTTCTTCCCTCGGAGGAGCAGAGGACAGCATCCTAGATATCTTTGGTGGCGAGTTCAAGTGGGATAATTTCAACGTTTACAATTTATCTTCTAGAGGTTCTGACAATGGTGTGACTCTCCGATACGGAAAGAATATCACAGATATCAAGCAAGAGGAGAACATAGAGAACACCTACACAGGTGTATGTCCTTATTGGTATTCCGAAGAGAGTGGAAAGGTAGAACTGACAGAACACGTTCTGCACGCCTCTACGGCAGAGAATTTCCCATTCCAAAGGACAGTAATGTTAGATTTAACCTCTTCTTTCTCTGAAAAGCCAACAGAGGCACAATTAAGGGCAGCAGCTAACGCCTATATGACAGTGAACAATATCGGAGTTCCAAAGGTAAGTATTTCCGTTTCCTTTGTTCAATTATGGCAGACAGAGGAATATGCAGATGTAGCACCTTTGGAGAGTGTAGGCTTATGTGATTATGTTCATATCTACTTTGAGAAGTTGGGCGTATCTGCCACGGCTAAAGTCGTTAAAACGGAGTATGACTCTATTTTAGAGAGATATACCAAGATAGAGCTAGGAGATGCAAAGT